CATGCTATCGGATACATCATAATCGATATCAGGATAGTCAGTTGCGTCTGAACGCAGAAAGCGCGAGAACAGAAGGTTATACTTGATCGGATCAACTTGTGTAATGCCAAGGGCGTAAGCGACCAGCGAGCCGGCGGCTGACCCTCGCCCAGGACCAGCAAGCATTTGCTTGGTGGCTTCGTCGGCGATGGCTTTCATCGTCAAGAAATACTTGGAGAATCCGCGGTCATCAATAACGTCTAGTTCGCGCTTGAGTCTCGCTAGATATTCTTTGTCATCGTTCAAGCCTCGTTCGCGCAAGCCTTCAAGCGCATAGTTAACCAGCGCCTGTGTGGCTGTCGTGCCAGCAGGCACAACAAAGTCCGGAAGGCGCACGGTTGTATCTGGAAAAAAGCTTTCGATGCGTTCGTGTGCAATATGATGAGTCTCGGTGATGCTGTTCATCACGAGGTCGTCGTCATATTCAAAGCCTTGGCTTTGGGAATAACTCTGGTAGCTCTCCCACATTTGTTCCCCATTCTTGGGATACAATTCATATCCAATCTCCTCTACGCCGGCGGGTAATTCTCCACCCTCACCCCAAGATGGAGTTCCTTTTCCAAGCCAACCTAAGCGCTTATATAACTCTCTATCCTTCCATGCGGTAGGGTTCGGGTAGTGACTGTCGGCTGTGGAAATGAGCTTCATGTCGAACTCTTCTGCAACTTGAATAATGAGCTGGTTGAGTTCGTGTTGCTCTTTAATGTTGTTCCACTGTAGCTCACCATACCAGCGATCTCCAAAGATTGCTTGCATGCGGCGCGTTGTCTTGCGCATGGCATCGAGGGCTGCTTCACGGTCAACGCCAGTGCGATTGCCTTCTTCATCGTAGGTTCCGTTCTCCCAGTAGTTTCCCGCATAGACCCCTCCAAGACATGCCGAGGCGGCAATAACGCCTTCGCTATACTTCTCAAGCAACGCATAATCCATGCGAGGATAACGATAGAAGTTTTCGCTCTTATAGCTCTCGGAAACCAATTTGAAGAGGTTATTAAGCCCTGTTTGGTTCTGCGCTAGCAGAATAAGGTGCCGCCGGCGCCGCAAGAGCCCTTGCACCTTCTTGCTGTCATTTTCATCTTCTACAGTTGCGCCTGACGCTGCTGCAGCTTTAGCGGAGCGCGCGCGCTTCTTGTCGGCCATGGCTGCTTCATATTCTTCTCGCCATTCTTCAATAGACGGAATGAAGTAAGCCTCGACGCCGAAAATCGGTTTAAAGTCTTTCCCCTCTGCCTGCATCTTCTTGGCATGCAGAACCTGCCCCGCTAGTCCGTTCATGTTTCCATGGTCCGTGAGCGCTAACGCATCGCTCCCGTTCTCAAAAGCAAAGTCCATATGAGCATCGGGGTACCCGATTGCATCAAAGATAGATCCTGCCACACTGTGGGCGTGAAGCCCTACGAATTTAATCGTCATCTATTTCTCCCTCTCTATATGGTAATTTAACATGTGTGTGAGGCCGTGTCAAGGACTCAATTGGTTTTTGTATAAAATTATTTGACCCCATGAAACGTTGATATTCCTTCCATCGCGAAATGTCATAATGCCAGTCAATACTTTCTGTGTGTGCGTTTTTCTCACACACCTTTTCGAAAACGGTGGCCAAATCAAAGTTTCGAGCCGACCAGCGTTCTGCGAGCGGTAGTTTTTGGGTAGGATATTTTTCATGGGGCTCAGGACTTATATATTCCCGTGTAGTAGTTTTATTAATATGACGTCGGCATTGAATAAAGTCTTTTCCCAACATTGTGAACGCCAAAGGTTTATTATCCTTTACGGTTTTGCCTTCGTGCATCAAAAAAAAGTTATTTTCAAAATCTGAAATTTTTGGTCGCAAATTTTTTAGGGCATATACGTTATAGGCACTCATTGGAAATACCACAAAATACTTATGCGGCACCATCCAATGTGAAATAATATTAGCCACGCGCCATGCAGAATTGATCCCATAAAGCACTGACCACCCGTAAGAATCGCGGCGATCACGATCTTTAGGATGAACCGGTACATAATAAATGGGAATCTCTTTGCGGTGCTCGCTAGGATACACTTCATATTGCCGACAATAATGTACAGGATCGTAAGCCCACTCTCCCACTACTCTTTTCACGATTGGAGCAAGGTCGTCATTCGCTACAATCCATATGGTCTGACAGCCGGCCATGGCACATTCAAACACAGCTTTTTGAATAGCAGTAAAGCCCGGATCAACAGGAATCAAGCAATCCGGGGTGGGTAGATTTAAATCTGTAACCAAGTTTGCTAGCGGGATAATACCAGCAACATGTGTGTGGCGGCCGTTGCTCATAATCTTTCTAAAAATCGATGGTAGTCCATACAAGCCTGCGGTAGATCTTGGAGTAAAGCTTGCTCCTGCACTTTCGGAATTTCAACCGCCGTGATGGCGGCTCGTGAGTGCGTCTGTTTCTTTCTTGTCTGGCGGCCGATGATAGAAGTTCTAAAATTATAATATTTCGGATGGCCTGTGGGTGAATAACCATTAAAAGGTCCTCTCATGTCTCTCTCTCGCATTTCGGCTATCATTTTGAATCTCGCCATAGTCTGGGAATAATCAAAATCTTGCAGTTGAGTTTGAGTCAGGGTTGATACTAAACAAGCATCCTTGACAGGAGAGTTGCCGTCAATGCGATCTGTAGGATAAAACCAGATTTGGTTGATAAAACTATCTGCTGTCTCGATAAGATCGATTTCATGCTTGCCTCCACGATTGAATGCTATCCAATCATAACATATATAATGCGGATTGGCAACTGTTTTTTCAGTTATCAAGCCTGAACAATTCTCATCGCCAAAATAGTAAGCTTTTTGAAACTGCACCTCTGCTATCTTTCCATAATCGTTTGAACACACCAACCGCTCACGGTCGTATCGCATGCTCGTACACAGGGTGCTAAGGGGGGCGTGCCCATACATAGAGATTATAAGGAGTAGGCGCTCCCACAGCAATTCTTTGGGGGCACCAACTTTAATGTTGTCCCGATGTGTAACTAATTGGTGTGACGTATTGTCGATATTAATTAGTGTCAGATCCATCGTGGGATCGAGGTAATCAAATCGAAAGGGCCGTTCGGGGATGCTAAAAAAAATGGGCAATTTGTTATTGAATGCATACAAAACCGCAGTTAAATTGCTGCCAATTACTATTTCTTCATATTCAAGCGGAGTCGTCGCAGATTTCGCTAGCGGCGTCGTAACCAATTTCTTCCTCTTCTTTTACTTCGTCGAGCAGAGTGTGGATATCTAGACCAGTGCAGTCTATCTTGTTTTTAGATACATGATAATGACTTACAAATCCTTTGAAGTCTCCATACTTTACATCTTGTACATATTTAGTCGCAGTGTTGCCAAATTGATTTAGAGGGGCTGCGTAGGGAATATTAAGCCCTTTGTGAATCGCTTTCCACAATTGCTTGAGAGCCCTGATTTGAACCGGGTAAAAGCCTAGGAAAGGATCTAACTCTTCGCCATGGCACCTCAAATTCTCCAACATCGGTCTTTCACCATGACCATTTCTTACATACCATTCTTGATATTTGGGATAATAGGCGTTGGAAATCTCTACTCCTACGGATGCGCGGTTTGCTCGCTCGGATCCGGCATGCCAGCATCCCTGTTGCATATCAACCGTTTGATAAATTGTTCCATCGTTGTCAATAAGAAAGTGTACTGAAATTCCACGATTGTCCAAAACTTTTTGACAAGCTCGTGAGTTCAAACATACATCCCAATGGTTCACAAAATACCTTACGTTGCGCGCTGGCCGGGTGCTGTAATCGTAGTAGGAGCCGACCTTAGCCTTTAGTCCGCCGTCTTCTGACCACAACACAACCTTGTCCCATTCGATAGGAATAAAGCTACCCTTATATACAATATAATTGGAATAAGTAATATCAGTAGGCTTATGTTCATCAATCTCAGCTTGTCGTTCGGTCCAAATGCGCCGAAAAGTGGCGGGACCAACGAGCCCATCCACTGTTAGACCGCGAGGACGTTGCCACTTTTTAACCGCGCGGACAAGCTTATCGTCGAAATACTTCTCATTAAACCATGTGGGATCCCATCCCAAATTGGCTGCAGAAGATTCATTATAGAAATTCTTATCATCGATTGACATAGCATGGTTGTTCCTGGGGCTTAATTATCTGTTATAGCAATAACATAATTATCTTGGATGACGGTAATNGTCTTATCGTTAAGGTTTATTTCTTCTATCATTGTACGATCAACAATCACTGTTGCTCCTTCTACTAAGTAGTCAGCAAAACGAACATCTGACGCCCAAGCGCGCACTATTACACTGGTATAGCGCTCTTCCTTTGGTTTGAAATCGTCTGGGAGGAGGATTCCGCTCTCTTCTTCTATGGATTCTTTAGTGTTGTTCTCAACATACAAATACCTATTAACAGGCTGTATCATATTCTCTCCGTTTAAATTGTACAAGAATCATTTGTACAAAACTTTGTGCTGTTGCCGTTTCCAATTGCATCTTCAATCCGTTGGATCGGCGTGATGGTTGCGATCATTTCTTGGTATTTTTCTTGCGATATCGCTTCGTAAGGCGCCTGCTTGTAACCTGTTTCACTATATTTTAAAAACGAAACAGCTTTCAGTCTGGTCTCGTACATTTCTAGGGCGTCTTTTATTTGAGGGGCTTCGTCTTCTTTGAAAGTAACCGTCACTGACACAGAATTATCAGCCCAATAATATTGATACTGGGCAGCAATTTCAAGTTGTTCCCACATGCTTACATCCTTTTTGCTTTTTGTATAATAAGGTTCATGAACAGGAAATTCTACTACCATGGTATTAGGAGAGTATTCATCCTCTTCAATGTGATAGCCCGCTTTTTCTAAATTAGCTAGTACAGTAGAAGTTACAGAGAACCTAATACGTCTAATGTAGTATTCACTTTCCGGGAAATGAATGCCGGGTGTGGATCCATTTAATAACGAGACTGTTCCAGAAGGTTTAATAGAGGTAGTGCGCACCGATTTAGGAATACAGAGCCAATTGGCGTATTCTTCATCCAGTTCGCCCACATATTCATATCCCTTATCACACCAGTTATACATTTCTCGGCGCCCATGCTTATTAAAAGCTTGTACTACTCCTGATTGAGAGAGCCCTATTCGTCTATTTTTAAGCATTTTGGCATTCGTTTCTGGCCAATGAGTATTAGACAATGTAATCGTTTTGCCATACAGATAGGCAATTTTTAAAGTGCGCAGATAGTCTTCTAGATTATCGTGCTTGGCTGGAAAAGTTTCAACGAGACAGCATAACTCGGCATCCTCAAGCTGTTGTTCTACACAAGGATTGAAGCCAGCGACATTTACATCGTCCAGACGAATTCCATCCTTAAAGCGGCCGCGGGTGCGCGCATTATCGAGCCAAATATATCCAGGCTCGCCATTCTGTTGTGATTGTTCGGCGTGCCACGCGTAGTCCATTCCTACAGGAGCATGGAAAGAGTTGTTGGAACCCCATCTGTGATGATATAGTTTTTCGTCATCATTCTTCATCTCTAAATAATTGTGATCGTCGTGGCGGCCCATGGCCAGCGCTGCGGATCGTCGTACATTTCCGGACACCACACAACGTCCAATCAAATTTTCAATATCTACAATGTCAACAGAAGTAATAGGATCTCCAACTTTGTCTTTAAAGAGATTAGTCAAATTTTTGTGTAATTCAATAAGAGGTCCCGGTCCACTAGAGGTACCACCAAAGCCTTTGATTTCAGCGCCCAAAGGACGAATTGCAGAGTAATCAAATTTAGGCACCTTTGCGCCGAATAAAAATCCATCGAGCAGGAGGTGAACGGAATCAACCCATCCTTCTCTAGAGTCGTCAATGACTAAAGTATCATTCGTATAGCGTGGCTCCTGGATATTCACAGCACCGGCGCCTTCAGTGTCAAACCCTACTCCAATTCCTAACATCAATGCATCCATCATCCAAGCAAAAAGATAGCCTCCCTTAGATGCTAGATCTTTTGTAGAACGAAAAGCACAGTTAAAAAGACCTGCTGCAGTCTTCTCTTCAATAAACTTAGTTCCCATCATCCAGAGACCGCGGCCGGGAGGAGTCCATTTAAGATGGAAGAGTCGGTCATAGGCATCTTTTGCTGTCTTTTGAGCCTTGGCGTCATTCCATTCCAGACCCAATAAAAAGACATGTTGTTTTTGCATATCAAACATGCCTTCGATTACGCGGCGGCATGTCTGCCACCACTCTTCCGATCCTTCGGCATTAGGATCGGTTTCACTTAATCTTCGTGAGTAAGTACGCTTATATGTCACATATCCAATAGGACCCCAAGGTACCTCTCTATTTCGATATGGCTCTACAAAAGAATCTGATAGCCTAAATCGGCGAATGTTTGCGGGTGTTCTCATTTATGCTTATTTCCTTTTTAATTTGGTATATTTGTCTTTAAGCAGTTGTTGCTGCTGTCGAGCGCTTAATGCCACAGGAGAAGTAACAACTCCGCTCGTGGCTGTTGGCATTTGTGCTTTGGGTAGAATTTTAATTTTCACATTAGAGGTATCCATAAAGATGGGGTAAATCATTCCATCGGGACCATTACGGTTCTTGGCAACAAAAATCTTGCCTTGATTATTTTGCTTATCCTCAATGGTGCGTGATATCGAAAAGATAAAATCGGCCACAAAACACTTGTTAAAAGCCTCAGATATCTGTTCCATTGTAATAACTTCGGCGTTCAAGCCTGAGCGATTGGTCTGCGAGGCAGTCCAGATAGGACACTTGAATTCTGTGGAGATGGCACGTAGTTCCTCGTAGATAGATTCGAGTTCATTTCTCTTTTCTTTGCGCACAGTAACCGGCTTAAGAAGATCGGCATAGTCTACAATGATGAGGCCCGGCGTAATATCTCTTTTAACCAAACGCGATAGATGCGCGCGCAAAGTGTTGGTAGTAGCCGACTTAGTAGGATATTCTTTTACAATGAGTGCGCCGTCAAGTTCTTTAATCTCTTCATATATCTCATCCTTAAAATTACGAATGTCTGAGAGGGGGTAACCAGTAATACAACTATCATAACGGGTACCAATGATAGTGTCCTGTAGTTCTAAGGTGTAGTGGACAACAGTTTTGCCTTCTTGGATCGCTTGAGAACCCAGGTGAACGAGGGCCATAGATTTGCCGGCGCCTGTGGGAGCTATCACAACCCCTAGCTCGCTTTTTCCAAGTCCGCCGCCAGTAATGCCATCAATCTCAGTCCAGCCTGTGGTAACCGGCGCGCGGTGTTTGATCTTAAAGCGCTCTTCAAAGTCGGCTAGATAATCGTAGCCGAAATTATTCTCAGATCCCAACTTAAGGGCATCGTTAATAACAGTTGAAATTTCATCAAATGAGCAGTTCTGAAGCAGTCCGACTGATTTCATCATGGCTTCTTTAAGATTTTGCTTGCGACAGAAGTCAAGGGACGTCTCTTTGATATATTCAATATCTGACATCTCTCTTGTGTGGATACGCGCAAAATATTCGCGCGCTTGATTCTGCACCACTTCGTCTTCTGCGTCCATCTCGGTACGCAAAATAGTAATCATTGCTTCGACCGAAGGGTGAGTACTATATCGGTTTCGGTAGTCAATAACTTTGCCCACAAATAACCGTAAATATTCAAGTTCTAAGAATTGTGTATCCAACACTTCCGTGATCTGGTCCGCGAACGGTCTGTCTTCAAAAATAAGTTGTACTAGTCCCTCTTGGAAGGACTTTCCATACCTTCCAAAATTCACATTTTCAGTGAGCATCTATTCCCTCTCGATGTTGTATTATAAGTATAACTGATTGAGCGCTAAAGTCAAATCAATTTTAAAATATTTCTTTATTGGTGTCAACACAGTCCTTGTTGATCTTATTTAGGTTCTCTTTAAGAACTTCCCAATTTAACTCACCAAATCCATCTGCACGCATCATGCCGATGATTTCAGTTTTATTAAATTCGCACTCAAAATTTTCAATAGTGTGCTGAACGTGTTGTTTAGACTGCACTGACATCTGTGGTGCGTANAGTTGCATCATCTTNTAGTTGTGNTCNATNANNCTTTGGTTCTCTGNNATGTTGGTGAAGAACTTAAGTTTGGCTTTGCTTTGGTCGCAATATTCTACCACCTCATCAATGGTGTAAGATTTGCTATCGCTCAAAAAGTTTAATCTTTTGCC